AATTCCTGCACCTGATATATAAAATAAATTACTTATGTCTGATAATGCTTTTAATCTTTCTATATCTACAACAAACATAGCAACAGTAAACAAACCCATTGCTATTAATGTAGCTCTTGCAATTCTTAATTGTGCTAATTGTTTTCTTAAAAGTTGTTCTGTTTCTTTAATAGATGTAGCTATTGCTAATTCTTCATCTGTAACAACACCATCATTATTGATGTCGTATTTATTGTATTTACTATTTTTTTGTAGTTCTTTTTTCATATGCTTCTTTAATTTCCTCTATAGACCTTTTGCAACCTATACAAACATTATTAACTAATTTACATATACCAATACAAAGACTCATCTACTTTTTACCTCAAGGGTTCTCCACAAAACCAAACAACTAAAGAATATCTTGTCCCCTTAGTAACTGGTCTAACTTTATGTACTTGATAAGATGGAAAAACTATAATGGTTCCAGTTTTTTCTTTAATTAATTTTTTATCATCAAAAAACTCAAACTCACCACCTTCATAGTCATCATTTAAAACAATCGTCATAGATAATTTTCTTGTTTTACCATTAATAAATTTGTTTTCTGGTACCTCAAATCTAGTAAAACCATTGCCATCATTGTGAAAATCGTAATGACCATTTTTTTTATATCTAGTTATTTGCATAGGTTCGCATGAATCTATTTGAAAATTCCAATTAGAGTTTAGATTAGCTGAATGAAGATAGTTCCAAACAATTTCATAAAGCCATTGCTCGTTACACCAAGCAACATCTGTTATTCTTTTATTTGTATCAACTACATTATTTGTACTTTCACATTTATTAATTCTAGCTTCTATCCATTTTTTATTACCTAAACCAATAATTTTTTTACAAGTTTTTTTATTTATTTCATTTTTAAATTCCCAATAAGGGTGCAAGGCGTTTTTTACTTGTGTTTCTAATGTAATTCCATTGAGATTACTCATTTATTAAACCTCTAATAAAACCCAACCCTTTGTATTATCTGCTTGATAACTAGTTTCATTCCAAATATAAACATTACTATCTTGTGGATAAGTAGTAGGTGCTCTCCAAGCCTTTACACTAGAATTATATACCCAACTTACAAAAGGTTGTATTGGTATAAACGTATCATTAATTGCATCATAGGAATAACCTTCTTGTGCAAAATGTCCTCGGAAAGATGAACTTTGACTTGTCTGCTTCCAATTAGAATAACCAGTATCATTTATTAACTTTGTTATCCCCAATGCTTCACTATCTGGGTATTCAGTATTTCCTAAATCATCATTAGGTATAAAAGTAACCTCTAATATCTTATTACTGTCATTTAATTTTGCAAAATGTGCCATTACACAGTCCATTCATTTGTTTCAGTATTCCAATATGTATTAAATTGATTAGTCCACCTATTGTTGTCTTCGTCCCAAAAAACACTCATTTCTTCTGCATTATCACTATCTGTATTTGATGGAAATGCTATAGGTGCTTCCCATTCAACTGTGCTTTCATTAAAAACCCAAGATGAAAAAGGTTGTTCTGGTATAAAGATATCTTTTGCTTCATCATATGTGAAACCTATAGCACCATATCTTCCTCTAAAATTATTATTATAACTTGTTTGTTTCCATTTTTGATGTCCAGTAACGTCTCTGCATATTTGTATACCAAGACCTTCACTTTCTGGGTAATCTAAAAAATGCAAATCAACATTAGATACAGATAATACATCTGTAACAACATTATCATTATTTAATTTTGCAAAATGTGCCATTATTGATACCTATATGCAATTATTACAATACCACTTCCACCAGTTTTACCACCAGAACCATTTTTAGTTCCTGCTCCTCCACCTGTATTTGCTACACCATTAGTCGGCCCACTATCACCTGTTTGTGTTCCACCACCACCATAACTACCTTGACCAGAATTGCTATAGCCAGTATCACCACCTTCTGCTCTACCAACTGAACTACCAGTTATGTCTGTTGTAGCACCTGCTCCACCTTGTACTGTCGCCGCACTATTACTTCCACTTGTTCCATTAGAACCTCCGCCACCTTTACCACCTCCGCCACCACCAGTGACGTAAGAACCTCCAGTACCAGAACCACCTGCATTACCTTGACCACTAGTACCAGCACCACCTGCATTATTATTTTCTCCAGAACCTCCACCACCAGAACCTCCAGCTACACCTGTTGTTTGCCTTCTTCGAGCACCTCTACCACCACCTGTTGAAGTTACACCAACACCTGATGAGTTTGAACCATTACTATTATTACCACCACCACCAATAGTGATTGAGTAAGCAGTTGCAGATACAGATACTTCTGCGATATCTTGCATACCACCTGCTCCTCCACCACCATTTTCTTGTTTTCCAACAGAATCTGAATATGTACCACCACCTCCTGCTACTACATAAGCTCTAACTTTTGAAGAAAAAGAATATCCCACTCCTGCATTTGTTACTGTAAAAGTACTACTTCCAGTAAAACTGTGAACTTTAAAGTTACCAGTAGTGGTGATAGAACCACCAGTTGCAGTCATAAAACTAGCTTTTGTTGAACCTCTAAAATCATTAAAGTCTAAAGCACCACTTGAAGGTATTGTTCCATTATTGCCAGTAGTACCTGCAGGTGTATTAGCTCCTCCTGCATAATATTCACTCATACTTATAGGATTTGAGCCACCAAATTCAGTTTGTATTGCTGAAATTGCTAGTGAGCCAGATGAAGGAATTGTCATTTACTACCCCTTTTTAAGTTCGTCTATTTCTGATTTTAGTTCTTTGATTGCTTCAATAAGAACTGATGTAAGTTTACCATAATCTACTGACTTGGTTTGTATTTCATCGTCTGCTGTAAGAACAACCTCTGGCATTATGGCTTCCATATCTTGTGCCAATACACCAATTTGCTTTCTAGCATCTTCCACATCATTTCGTTTATAGTAAACACCTTGCATTTGCATAACTTTATCAAGACCATTTTCTATATTTGAAATATCTGTTTTTAATCTTTTATCAGAAAAAGCAGTCACATCATTATTAAATGTTGCCGCTCCTGCTGCACTCATATCAAGTGTAAGGGCAGTTATACCACTACCACCATCAAGTCCTCTAAAAATTATATCTCCATCTGAAATGGTAGAATCAATATAAAAATTTTGAGGTGTACCATTAGTTAAGAATGTTCCCCAATGAACCCCACCATTTTTTAAAAATATTTCAGCTCCATCTGCATCAAGGATAATATCTCCTGCTACATCTATAGTAAAATCGCCAGTATCTGTTATTGAACCATCTGTTATAACAGTTCCACCTCTTGTAACATTACCACCAGCAGTAATTGCACCAGTAGAAACTGTACCAGTAGTTGTAATCGTTGAAGCACCATTGTTTATAGTTCCAAAGCCACTTGTTATTGTACCAGAATTTAATGCACCAGTTGTAACAATAGACCCAGAACCTGCTATAGGACTATAAATAGAACCTATTGCAGTTCCAGCAATAGTAATTGCATCAGCTTCTAATGTGCCATCAAAGTCTCCATCTACTGCATCTATGTTTCCTATAAATGTAGTAGCTGTTACATTTCTTAAAGTTGCTACATCTTTATTAGCATCAGCAGTTACGACTTTACTTGCTACAACAACACCTACTGCTTGACCAGTATCACTATAATTAAGTTCTGCTCCTGTTGCAGTTACTCCTGTACCATTTATAGAAAAAGCATCAGTTTCAAGTGTGCCATCTACGTCTAAATCAACAACACTTAAAGAAGCAAAAGCATCTACAACCGCCGCTCCACTACCTGCCCCATCTAAATATACTGCTTTTGTATCACCGGGCAGAATTGTTATATTTGCACCAGAACCTTGACTAATAATTATATTTTGAGAACCACTTGTGCCATTTTCTATAAATTGCATACGTTTCATGGTATTAGGTGCAATAGTTATGGTACAAGCACTATCTAATGTTCCAGTATATTTGAGATACATGGCTCTACCTGCATCAGAAGCTCCATCTGCAACTGTAGTTGTATGAGTATCAGCATTAGTAGTTATAGCTTCTGTACCAAAACCTAATGCTTCACCAATAAGCTCTAAGTTACTATTGGTGGTATTACCCCAAGTTCCACTACCATCACCAGTTCCAAGTTCATTTAATCTTAAATTATTTACATAGGTACTAGCCATTTAAATCTCCTAAGCTATCGTGATTATTGCATTTGCACCTGCGGCTGGAAATACAATTCTAAATGTACCAGATGAAACTGTAAAATCGCCACCAAAAGCTAAAATTGCTATAGCTTTATCTCCATTGGTACTATTATATATTAATGCACCATTTGCAGTAAATGATGCACTTGTCCATGTTGGGTCATCAGCATCAAAGTAAGCAGTTGTACCACTTGTTGATACTGCTTTATTAGCTAGTGTTACTCCACCAGTCGCATAACCATTTCCATTTGCAACTTCGTTTGTTGCACTGTATGCAGTTGTTGTTGCTCCTAATGATGCAGAACTTGTGTAAAGTGCTATTTTTAAAGTGTCTGCAACTAAGTCGTGTTGTTCATCTAAAATCTCGGCCTTAAATGATGTAGCCATTGCTTGTGATATTGCCATTTGTTAGATACCTCCTTCGTATTCTGCTTGATAATTACGTTGCATTTCTTGTTGAAACAAAGCTATCGCTTCATCAAATTGTGCCTTATACAAGTTTACACTATCTGGAGCCTTTAGAAAAGAAGAACTTTCATATAGACAAGCTGATAGTAAAACTTGTTCGGCATTATCTCCAATCCAATTATTAGCATTAGTTGGGGATAATCCAGTTTCAAGACCTATAAAGTCTATCTCATAAGCCAAAGTGGCCGATGGAGAAGGTCCTATTAATACTTTTATTCCTGATGTTGATGCATTTTTAGTTGCATACATAAATGGTACACCTGCTGTAGTGGCGTTAGGGACATAATCTCTTAAATAACTATCTATTCTATGTTTTAGGTAGGTAACATCGCCACTTGCCTCTGTAATAGCTATCTGTCGTATCATTCTGGCATTAGCTACATCATATTCTTTTGTACCTATTACAAAATTACCAGTTATTTCTTGTCTGTAACAAGGTAGATTTGGTAATCTAGCAAATATCATGTTTTCTGCTTGTGTAATTATTTCTGGTAAAGATGTAGAAAGTTCTGTTCCGTTATCTTCTAAGAAATTTTGTATGTTTACTAGTAATTCTGTATAATTCATTTAATTACCCCACGTATCATCATTCCATGCTCCTTCACCAAAACCAGAATTAATTCCTACCGAACCAACTCCACCAGTTCCTGCAACCCCAACTTCATTTATTTCAGCATCTGGATTGTAAGTACCTATTGCTGTTGAACCTTGTGTTCCAGTAATATCAATTACAAATGATGCTTCGAATGAACCTATTGCAGTTGTTCCTGCTAATCCACTAGGATTTACATCTGTTTCTAAACTTTCTGTACCTACTGCACTAGTTCCTGATACTCCAGTTTCTGTTAATTCATTTTCTGGTACATAAGTTCCTATTGCAGTCGTTCCTGCAAGACCTGATGGGAAAGGACCTACAAATATATCAATGCTACTTGCACCAATACCACCTATTCCTCTTATTTCATTATCACCACCCCATGTGCCATATCCAAAATAATTTTCGCCAAATCCAGTTTCATTACTTTCTATTACATTACTTTCAGCAACTTCATTTCCTGCATTTACAGTACCAGTAGCACTTGTTGGTGTGACAGTTAAGTTTAATGTACCATTACCTTCTTCTCCAAATGTACCAATAACTCCAGTTCCTGTAATGCCAGTTGCTATTACATCTGATTGTGGTATTTCAGCACCAATTACACCAGTACCTGCAATATTAGTAGATATAACATCTGTTTGAGGAGC